GGTTTGCTCCTAGAATAAAAAAAGCGGAGAAATAGATGCCTGCGAATGTCGGCTCACTGATGATTGATATCGCGGCCAACACGGCGCGGTTGCAGTCCGACATGGGCAAGGCACATCGCATCATGCAGCGGAATTCACGCATGATGCAGCAGACCATGCAGGCCGCGGGGGTTGCCATCGGGGCGGTTTTTTCTGCCCGGACGCTGGCGGCGGTTGCAGACATGTCGGACGCCTACAAGCAGGTGCAGAACCGCTTGAAGCTGGTCACTGGTTCCACGGCTGAGCTTTCCGACGTGCAGGAACGTCTTTTCTCGCTCTCCCAGGCGTCGCGGACGCAGTTTGAGTCTACAGCAGACCTGTACGCGCGCCTTGCGCGGGCAACTGATGGGCTGAACGCTTCCAGCGAAGACACGCTCAAGGTCACGGAAGCGATCAGCAAGGCTTTTGTCGTGTCTGGGGCGTCTGCGCAGGAGGCAAGCGCAGCGGTTGTCCAGCTTGGGCAGGGTCTCGCATCCGGGGCGCTTCGTGGTGATGAATTGCGGTCTGTGCTGGAGCAAGCCCCTCGCCTGGCCAAGGCTATTGCGGACGGGCTTGGTGTTTCCATCGGCGAACTTCGGCAGCTCGGGACGGAAGGGAAATTAACCGCAGAAGCTGTTTTTGGTGCGCTGCTTGGGCAAGCCGAAAGAATCAACGCAGAGTTCAAACAGCTTGACCCAACCATTGGGCAGGCTTTTGGGAATCTTTCAAACTCGCTTGTCAACGTCGTTGGGAAAATCGACGACGCCATGGGCGCATCAAGCGGCCTCGCTGACGCTGTTATTACGTTGTCCGAAAAAATGGACAAAAACGCGCAATATTTTGCGGACGCTGCACGCGGGGCCAAGGAATACGCGACGGCATTGACAGACGCCGTGACCGCAGTCTTGGAGTTCGCGGATTTAAGCCCTTCCGACGTTTTTGAGTCAGTTATTAAGACGAACCCTAATTTGGCATATAGCTTGGCCATTCTTGATGCGCTTGTTGCCAAGGGAGCGGAGGCAAGAGCCGAAGCTGAAAAGCCTTGGATCGTCCGTGGACAAGCCAACATGGAGCCTATCAGCGCTCCGAAGCCGAATGACGGCGACGACTCCGCTGCAAAGAAGATCGCCTCCGACCAACTCAAGGTCCAGGAGTGGCTTTCCTCTGAACGCATCTCGCTCATCCAGGACGAATATGCACAGCGCATCGCAGAGATTGAGCGGGAAGCCGACAGGCAGCGCGAGGCGGCCCACGGGAGCGTGGCCCTGCTGGACCAGATCGGGCAGATCGAAGCGCAAAAGATTGCCGAAGTTGAAGCCGACAAGCTCAAGGCGCGTCAGGAGGCGCAAAACGAATACCGGCGGCTCTTGATGACGGAGAATCAGCGAGAGGTAGCTGATCTTCAGGAGAGGCACGAGGAAGAGCTTCGCATTGCAGAAGAGTATGGTCTCGACCTCCATGTGTTGCGGGTTAAGCAAGAGATGGAGCTGACCGACCTGCTTGCGAAACAGGAAGATGAACGCCTTCGCAACTCCCGCGACGCGCTTGACGGCATGACTGTCGCCTTCCGCGACTATGCGGACGAGGCTACCAACCTTGCTCACCAGACGGGCGAGGTGATTACGTCCGTTATGGGCGGGCTGGAAGATCAGCTCGTGAACTTTGTTCAGACTGGGAAAATGCAGTTTGAGGACTTGGCAAATTCGATCATCAGCGACCTGCTCCGAATTGCCATTCGCGCAAATATTACCGGGCCGATTGCGTCCATGCTTGGTGGCCTCGACTTTTTCAACGCCCACGGGAACGTTTACGGTGAGAGCGGGGTAATGGCCTTTGCACATGGCGGAGCGTTCACAAACTCCATCGTGACAAAGCCGACACTTTTTCCGTTTGCCAAGGGGACGGGACTTATGGGCGAAGCCGGGCCGGAGGCGATCATGCCCCTCACCCGCACCAGTGGGGGCGACCTGGGGGTGCGGGCAGAAGGGTTTGGCGGCGCGGGCGTCGTGGTCAACATTATAAACAACGCCAACGGCACCGAAGTTTCCACCAGGGAAAGTACCGGGGCGAACGGCGGAAAGACCATCGAAGTCCTCATTGACGAAATCAACGGGAAGAACGCCGCTCGGCACGGCTCCGCCACTGACCGGGCCATGCGCGGCGCATATGGCGTTAAGCCCGCACTGGTGAGGAGGTAAAAAATGGCGATTGTGTGGCCTCTTAGCCTTCCAGTTGCCCCGCTTGTGTCCGGATATCAGGAGGCACTGCCGGACAACACTATCCGTACCAGCATGGATAAAGGTCCGGCCAAGGTGCGGCGCAGGGGGGCCGCACTTCCTGTCGTTTTCAAAGTCAAGATGACCCTTACCCAGTCACAAAGGGCTGCGCTACGCACGTTTTTATTGGCAACCACAGCACAAGGCTCTTTGCGGTTTGAGTGGACGCACCCCGACACTGGCGCGACCATCGAATGTCGCTTTGTGCCGTCAAGGGGCGGGATGATCACGTTTTCAGCGCCGTCCGGGGAATATCAAGACGCTTCATTCTCTTTGGAGGCTATGCCATGAGTCGCACGCTCTCATCCCAGGCACTCCGTGCGTGTTTTGCGGAGGAGACGGAGGACTACCCCATTCTTTTGCTCACGATCACGCACGAAGAGTTGGACGAGCCGATCTATATCAGCTCTGACGCAACGCAGCGCATCAGCTCGACTGACGAGGAAATCCTTTACGGGACCGTCAGCCGAGGAACGAATTTTTACTTTGCGCCATTCCAGATGCAGCTCCCGAATATCAGTTCAGACTCGGCACCGCGCTCAAGGTTCAGCATTGACAACGTAAAACGCATCCTTGTGCCGATCATTCGTTCGTTTTCCACTCCGCCCACAATCTCAATGGAATTAGTGTGGTCGTTCGACGTGGATACGGTGGATGTTGAGTTCCCAGGGTTCCAAATCCGTGAGGTGGAATACGACGACATGGCCGTGTCTGGGGAGATGAATGTGGACCATCTTGTAGATGAGCCTTTCCCGTGTGGCGTTTTCGGCCCTGCCGAGTTCCCGGGGGTGTTCTAATGCCCTCAGCATGGTGGAACCAATATGTCGGCATTCCCTTTGTTGAGCATGGCCGGGACCGCTCAGGCTGTGATTGCTGGGGGTTGGCCCGGATTGTTGCCCTTGAGCAGCGCGGAGAGGCGTTGCCGTCATGGGCCGGGGAGTGTGAGCCGTCCGACACCAAAGGCGCGGCAGGGGCGATCTCCGCGCACTTGGGCGGGTTTGTGGAAGTCCCTGTGCACGAGGCGCGTGGAGGCGACATGATCCTGTTCACCGTGGGCGGTCATCCTTGCCACATCGGGACTGTGACGCAGCCAGGCTACATGCTGCATATCCAGCGCGGGGTTGACGCTTGCGTGGAGTCGTATCGCAAACCGCGTTGGGCCAAACGCATTGAGGGGGTGTACCGCCATGCGTAGACCCGTGCAGACGGATGGCGTACAGGTCTTTGGCCGTCCACATCCGATGAAGCCGCAACGCGTGGATTACACCGCCCCGCTCGGCTTGAGCTTAGCTGAAATCGTAAAGATTGGCCTGGATAAAATCAAAACGCCGCAGATTTTGCGCGGCCATGTTCATGTCTGGCTGGACGGTGTGCAGATCATGCCTGACAGACTTGATCACGTTATCCCGAAGCCCGGTCAGGTGGTAGCTTATCGCGTTGTCCCCCATGGCGGTGGCGGCGGCGGAGGGTCTGGCGGGATCGGTACTGTTGTGTCTATCGTCTCCATGTTCATGATGCCTGGGGCGGGAACGATTGCGGGGTGGTTGAATTCGCCCTGGGGGCTTGGGCTGGGGCTATCGTATCCGAACGCTCTGATGGCTGGCCGTATTCTCCAAGCCGGCATGGGCGTCGGGCTGGCTGTTGCCGGGTCCATGCTTGCAGGAACGCCATCCGCAGCCAGCAACCCGGCCATTGCGGGGGGCACGACCAATACAGAAAGCCCAACGTACTCTATCTCTGGTGCGTCCAACCGCATAAACCCGTTCGGGATTGTTCCTGTCGTGCTGGGCTACCATCGCATCACCCCGCCACTCGGGGCAGAGACGTATACTGAGGCATCCGGGAATAACCACTATCTTCGTATGCTCTTAGTCTATGGTCATGGGCGGCTTGATCTTTCTGACTTCAAGATCGGCGAGACAGACCTCTCTGAATTTACCGACGTTGAGGTTGAGCACAGAGAAGGCACTGATGACGAAGAAGAAATCACGCTTTACACCCGGGACGTACATGAGGAAAGCCTTTCCGTCGCGTTGACATATGAAGCTGGTTGGCAACTGCGTACTACCCAAGAAGATACAACGCGGATTTCCGTGGATATTTCATTTGACCGCCTCGTTTCCTTAAGTCCTAGCGGGGAGCACAACCCCACTTCTGTATCTTTTGAGCTGGAATACAGGCTTGTCGGGGACGAGGGGGATTGGTCACAGCTTTCGGCCCCTAAAACAATCACAGGGGAACAATCTACCGCTTTATTGGAGAACGTCTCCAAAGATGTCCCTGCTGGTCAATATGATGTCC